AAGACCGCCGCGGGAGCCAACGTCCCGACTTTCAATATACGGTTCGGAACAAACGGCAATACCTCAGACACAGCGCGCTGCATTCACACGATGAACACTCAGACAGCGGCTGCAGACACCGCCTGGATAGACCTCGAGGCCATCGTGCGCGCGGTCGGAGCAAGCGGTCAGCTTCAGTCTGTGCTGGAAATGACGCACAAACTCTCTGCAACCGGCTTCGCCAGCGTTTCCACGCCACAGATCGTGCAGAACAACTCAGCGACCTTCGACACGACGCCCAGCGGCTCGATCATCGGGCTATCGGCGAATGCAAACGTGAACGGCAACTGGACATTTCAAACGGTCAGCGTTACCGCACACGGCCTCGTCAAGCAGAGGTAGCGCATGACGATCAAAGTCGTATCAGACTTGATCGTCGTGCCGAATGCCTTCGTCGAGCCCGAAGCCGGCGGCGGTTTCATAGACCGGGACATTCTGAGCATTACTGTTGCCTCGGGAGGCGGAGGCACGACAACAATCAAGTATACGCAGCTTGAGCATGCGTACGTGCGCGGCGGTTTCCGCGGAATCAGACTGGGAGCGAGGTGAGCAATGTCCGACTACCTCGCACTCTACAACTCCTCGGCGGTCATCCGGTTTCCGCTGGTTAAGCGCAACTCCGTAGACCTGGCAATCAAGGCCGACTACACGCCGGCCAACGGAGACGTGAACATCAGCAAGGACGGCGGCGCCCAGGCCAACCCCGCGAACAGCCTGAACATCGTCACCGGCACGACGTGGAACATCACCTTGAGCGCGGCCGAACTGACCGCCAAGGAAGTCATCGTGATGGTCAGGAACAACACGGCCGTCGAGGATCAGTGGGTGAGGATTCTGACCTACGGGAATGCCTCGGCTTTCCTGGCAGGAGACGTCACGGCGAACAACGTGCCGGCGGACCTTCGGCAGATCGTTGGAACATCGGTAGCGGCGCCAGCGCAGAACGGGGTCATCGACGCCAACATCAAGAACGTCAACAACGTCACAGCGAACTCGAACCTCGCCGCCGATCTTCGACAGATCGTGGGGGCTGCTGTCTCGGGACCCGCTACGGCCGGCGTCCTCGATGTGAACATCAAGAACGTGAACAACAGCGTCCACAACGCGAATGTCGCTCAGTACGGTGCGTCTCTCGTATCGGTCGTGGCGAACGCCATCACCAACGCGGGCTTCAACGCCAATGCCATCAACGGCAGGGTAGTGGCGAACGATGTCGACATCAGGAACGTCAACGGGAACGTCACTGTCGGGACGATCGCGACCAACGCCATCAAGGAAACTACTTTCGATGCGACGGCTGGATCTTTCTTCCCGCTCGCCATTTCGGATCAGGGCGTCGCCCAGAACTCGACTGCAGCCAGCTTGAAGATTCGCTCTGGCGCTCCGTTTGGCGCCAACGAGATCGTAGGCTCGAGGATCGTGCTGACCAGCGGCAACGGGGCCGGCCAGTCGCGCGTCATCCTGTCCTACAACAATGCCAACAACACGGCGGCCGTCGATACCTGGACGACGACGCCGAGCAACAACGCCTCCTACAAGATATTCGCGGACGATCTGCTGACCGCGGACGCCGTCATCAACAGGCTGAACAGCAACGTCGTCGTGAATAGCGTGGTCGGCAACGTGGGGAACGTCACCGGCAATGTAGGAGGCAGCCTCGCAGGCAGCGTGGGCTCTGTCACCAACAACGTGACAGTCGGCAGCATGACCGTGAACTCGCTGAAGCAGTTCTTCAACGTCAACAGCACCACGAACTACGCATCGTCTGTCGCCGGCTCGGTCGTTAAAGAGATAGCAGACAACGCAGGCGGCAGTTCGCTTACCGTTGACTCGATCATCGCTCGCCTCAACAGCAACGTGGTCGTCAATACGGTGGTCAATAGCGTCGGGTCTGTCAGTGGAGACGTGAGCGGCAATGTCTCCGGCAGTCTGGGGTCGATCACCGCCAATGTTGCGAAGCAGTTCTTCAACCTGAACTCTGGTGTTACCTACGCGAATGCTGTTGCTGGCTCCGTGGTCAAGGAGACGGCGGACAACGCGGGTAGCTCGAACATCAACCTGAACGTGCAGTCGATCATCGACCGCCTGAACGGTAACGTCGTGGTGAACACCGTCCTCAACTCAGTCGGCTCGGTGGTCGCCAACGTAAACACGCAGTTCGTGGCGAACAATGGGATCTTCGCGGCGTCGTTCAACTCGAACGCGCTCACCGGAAGAGCGGTGGCAAACGACGTAGACATTCGCAATGTCAACGGCAATGTGACCGTAGGCACCCTTGCGGCCAACTCGATCACGGCAACCGTGTTCAACTCCAACGCCATCACGGAACGCGCCTACAACTCGAACGCGATCAGCGGGCGCGTCGTCTTCAACGATGTCGACATTCGCGCCGTGAATCAGAACGTGGGCAATGTGACCGGCAACATCGGAGGCAACGTCGCCGGATCGGTCGCCAGTGTCACCGGCAACATCGGCAACGTAACCGGCAATATCGGCGGCAATCTCGCCGGAAGTGTCGGTTCTGTAACGGGAAATGTCGGAAACGTGACCGGCAACTTGGGCGGCACAGTCGCCTCTGTCATCAACCTTAACGCGCAGTTGGTGGATGCCGCCGTCAGCACCCGGGCCACGCCGGCACAGGTCAAGACTCAAGTCGTCGCCGCTCTCGCTACCGACACCTATGCGTCGCCTGCGCAGGGTACGCCGCCGGCCGGTCCCGATCTCGCCAGCAAGATCAGCTACCTCTACAAGTTCGCGATCAGCAAGGTCACGCAGACCAACAACACGCTGTCCGTCTTCAATGCCGACGCCTCGACCGTGGATCACAAGGCCACGGTGTCGGACGACAATACGACCTACACGCGCGGCAACATCGTGAGCGGGCCGTAATGCCGCTTGACACACGCTCGAAGCGCGCATCGTCTGTGCAACTGATGAAGCCGTCCTTCGTCTTTCCGCCGATGCCGGACGGCACGATCAGCCAGGGCGACCAGCAGCACACCGCCTTGAACTACAGCGGCATTCCGGCAGGAAGTTTCGTCCCGCCGCCTGTGAACGCATCGACAGGCGATTACATCACCAGAGCTCGCAGACGCGGGCGCAGATAGGAGCAACACCATGGCAACCGTCCCAACGACAATCACGGACCTCTCGATCAACGGCGACAAATCCGTTCTGAAGGTCGTCTGGAATGGCCTGAACAGCACGAACAATGTCGGTGCCTCGATTGCCTTCGCCGAGTACGCGGACCGCAGTTTCCACATCAACGGCACCTTCAACAACGCCACATGCGTCATCGAGGGATCGAATGATGGCGGAGGAAACTTTCAGCCTCTTACGGACCCGCAAGGAACTTCGATCAGCAAAACCTCTGCGGCCCTTGAACAGTCCGAAGAGGCCGTCGCCCTTGTGCGGCCGAACTTGGGAAACACAGCTGGGGTCGTGACCGACATCACGGTTTCCGCCGTGATTCGCCGCGTCAACACGATGCGGCAGTAGCCAGTGGCGCGCTCCGACGACTTCGCCCCGGCGCCAACGAGCGCTGACGACCCGGATCTGCACGCGATTGCCGAAGCCCTATCCGGGGAACGCAAGGAAGCGATCAACTGGCGCTCTCAGACAGGCATAGAGACTCAGTGGCAGGAGGACGAGGAGTTCTATCAGGGTATCGACGACGTCAACCGGGATGAAGCCCGCGCCACTTGGGGCACCAAGCCGCCCGGTCAGTCGACGCCTCCGACGATCCAGACGGCGCGCAGCAAGGTCTTCCCGAACATCACCAGGCCCTACGTCGACGCGGCTTCGGCGCGTATCTCCGACATGCTACTGCCGAACGACGACCGCTCGTGGGGCATCAAGCCCACGCCAATCCCGGATCTCGTGGACGTGGCCGAAGGCAACATGCCAGAAGGCCTACAGCAGCAGGCAGCCGCCATGGGTGCCGACCCGCTCCAGCTGCAACAGCAGGCCCAGAAGATGATCGCCGAGGCCACGCAGAAGGCCGAGGCCGCTCAGGATCAGATCGAAGACTGGCACGTCGAAGGCCAGTGGACAGCAGAGGTCAGGAAGGTCATCGAGGACGCCGCCCGCATCGGGACTGGCGTCCTCAAGGGTCCGGTCCCGGTCAAGCGCCGCATCATCGCGCTCGGCGAGGCGCAGGGCCAGCAACCCGACCAGCAGAACGTCCTGCAGAAGATCATCGGTGGCATCAAGTCGCTCTTCAACGCCGCCCAAACCGCCATCACGACGCTGATCGTGAAGGAGGAGATCAAGCCGGCGTCGAATCGCGTCGACCCCTGGAATTGTTTCCCCGATCCATCGTGCGGCGAGAACATCCACAACGGTTCCTTCTTCTGGGAGCGCGACTACCTGACCCGCAAACAGGTCGAGGACTTGCGCGACGGTCTTGGCTATCTCAAGGACGAACTCCAGAAGTGCTTGGAGGAGGGTCCGCAGAAAGCCATCGCCGAGACGAAGAAGAAGGACGAGCAGCCCGAAGACAAGCGCTTCGAGGTCTGGTATCGGTACGGCACCCTGAATCAGGCGCAGATGGACGTGGCCGGCTGCAAGTGCGAAGACCAGGGCGACAGCATTCCGGCCATCATCACGATGATAAACGACCGCGTCGTCAAGGCGGTCATGAATCCGCTGGACTCAGGCGAATTCCCCTACGACGTCATGCCGTGGCAGCGCAAACAGGGGATGCCGTGGGGTAACGGTGTCGGCCGTCATGGACGCACGCCGCAACGCATTACCACGGCCGCGGTACGGAACATGATGGACAACGCCGGCCTTTCGGCTGGCGTGCAGATCGTCATGGGAACCCAGATCGAGGCCGCCGATGGCACGATGACGTTGACGCCCAGGAAGATTTGGCGCTTCACCGAAGACGCGGACAACGACGACGTCCGGAAGGCCATGACGTTCTTCGACATCCCGAGCCGCCAGAAGGAACTCCTCGAGATCGTCCAGTACGGAATGAAGCTCATGGAGGACGCGACCGGACTTCCGATGCTTCTCCAAGGCCAGCAGGGAACGGCGCCCGACACCGTCGGCGGCATGACGATGCTCTTCAACAACGCCTCTGCCGTGCTTCGCAGACTCGCCCGCACGTTCGATGACTACATCACCAAGCCGCACATCAGGCGCTACTACACCTGGATTCTCCAGTACGGCAAGGACAGCCAGAAGGGAGACTTCTCGATCGACGCGCGAGGATCAACTGCCCTTGTCGAGCGCGACCTGCAGACCCAGCACATACCGGAAATGCTCAAGATTGCAGGAAACCCTGTCTACGGCATCGACCCGAAGAAGGCGATGAATCAGTGGATCAAGGCCATGCGCTTCAATCCTGCCGACTGGGAGTTCGACGACGACCAGTGGAAGCAGATCGTCGAGCGTCTGAGCCAGAAACCAGCCGATCCGCGCATTCAGGTCGAGCAGATCAAAGCGCAGGCGGCAGACGCGCGCCTCACCAAGGAACAGCAGTTCGAAGCCCAGCAGAACGAGCGCGGCCATCAGGTCGAGGCGCTTCTGAAGTCCATGGACGAACACATCGAGTACATGAAATTGACCGGCGCCAGCGAACAGACCATCGAGGAAATCAAGGCAGACCTTGCCGGACTCGCGATGAAGTTGCGCACGCAGCAGCAGCTTTCAGCCAACGACAACGCCATCGAACTTCACAAGCACCACAATCCGCCGCCCGTCATCAATCCTCCTGTCGAGCCGCCGGGGCGCGCGGCGCCAGGGAAAGCGTTTCAGGCATGAGCCACGAACAATCGGAGACCGTCGAGCGCGACGGGAAGTTCTACAACGTCTACGGCCGCAACACGCCGAAGGCTGGTCAGGACCTCCCAGGAGAGCGGCCCTACGACAGTCTGGATGAAGCCGTGACCGCGGCGAAGGCCAGAAGCGAGGAATACGGCCACGAGCACCCGGAGGAATCCAAAGCGCCTGGCCTCATCAACCGCGCTATGCAGGGCATCAAGGACTTCAACCTGTTCGACACCCTGCACCCGCAAGGGACAGGCAGCACGCAGCGCGGCTTCAACAACATCTACCCGACACCAGGAAAATAAAGATACGACATGAAATTCATCAAGAAGGCGATAGTGATTGAAGCAACGCAGTGGTTCAAAAACGGGGATCACCCGCAAGACGATGTTTTCAGGAAATTTGAGGACACAGGCAAGACGCCGACGGAACCGCGTGAAGGATCAGTGGTTCGTTATTTCAGAAGTCCAACGTATGGCGGAATGGAAAAATGCTCGAAATGCGGTCGTTCCATGCACGATCACGGCTGGATCGACACGCTTGAAGACGGCCACAACGTCTGCCCTGGCGACTGGATCATCACTGGAATCCAGGGCGAGCGCTATCCCTGCAAATCTGACATCTTCGACGCGACTTACGAGCCAGCATGACCGAACCAGTTCTCACCGAAGGCGACCGCAACAACGCCACTTGGAAACGCCTGCAAGACCATTACGAAAAAAGACTCGCCCAACTTCGCGAGCGCAACGACAAGCCGCGGTCGCATGACGAAACGCTATCTTTGCGCGGCCGCATTGCCGAGGTGAAGGAATTGCTCGCCCTCGGCATCGACAAGCCGCCCACGCCGTCCGAGGACGAGTTGTTCAAGGACTGAGTAATTCCCAACGCATCACTCAAAGGCCCCTTCCCGGGGCCTTTTCATTTGGAGAACGCCACCAGTGACCACAGAAGCAGTAGCGACTGAAGCAGCGAACGAAGCAAGTTTCGGAGCAGGGTTCGACAAGGTATCGCCCTCGCTCTCCCTGGCCGCGCCTGACGCCGAGAAACCGGCACAGCCCGCCAAGGCAGCAGAGCCGACTCCGGCGCCTGCCGCGCCAGCGAAAGACGAGTGGGAAGGCGTGCCTCCCATGGTGCGCTCGACGCTGGAGACCATCAACGGTGCCGTCGGCAAGTTCGACCAGCGCCTGAAGGTGACAGAAGGCAGGGTCGGGGCTCTCCAGTCGCAACTCGCGACCGCGCAGTCAGTTCGCAAAGACGGTGGCGCGGCTCCGTCTGCACAACAGATTCAGGATGCCCAGCACAGCGGCAAGGAATGGACTGCCCTGCTGGAGGCGTTCCCCGATTTCAAGGCAGGTCTCGAAGAGAGGTTCAAAGACTTCGACACCCGCCTGCAGCAGCAAAAGCCGTTCGATGCGGACGGCCTCAGAAGTGACCTCCAAGGCTATGTCAGTGCCAGCACTCGCGAACTGCGCGAATTCGCGCGTCTCGACAGCAAGCACGACGACTGGGAGGGCACGATCAACACGCCAGAGTTCGCCGCGTGGACCTTCTCCAACGGCCCGACCCCGACGGAACAAGCGCAGTGGAGACTGCTGAAAGCCGACTCGCCCGATAAGGCCGAGGCGTACTTCAGTCAGTTCGCAGAGCGCTATCCGCAGTGGTGGGCGGAGAAGGGCAAAGCCATGGCCTCCAGTTCAGCAAAGGACGCCATTGCCCTACTCGACGGCTACCAGGCACACACCAAGTCAATCTCGGACAAGCAAAAGCGGGACGAAAAGAACGCACAGCGGCTC